TTGGTGAAACCGTGTTTTTGCATACCAATGTTAGCCTCTGAAAAAAGTATGAAAAATCATTGAAAGAGTTTTAACTTTTATGCGAAGAGAAAAAAACATAAAATTAAAATACAGATTTGGCACGAAAAGGGCGGTGAGCTGATGAGCGATAAATTAAAATCACAGGCACAAAAAGCAGAATCAAAAACGAGGAAAAAGAAAACCGATGAACTGGAATTGATTGACTGGGCAGTGGTCAAGGCTGAATATGTGAGCGGAACAATGTCAGCCGCCAAGCTCGCCGACAGATTCGGTATAAGCGTGTCATCAATCAGCAAGAAGTGCGCGTCTGAGCATTGGCAGGAGCTGAGAAAACAGAATCAGAGTGAAACCGCAAATAAGATAGCGAAGAAAATCAACACGGAGAAAGTGAAGAAAACCGTCAGAGAGATTGACAGGGTTGTGGCCGTTGCCTCAAAACTCATCACAAAGCTGAACAGAGCCGTTAATGAGCTTGACAAGGACGAGGAGCTTATCAAGAAGAAAGTGACGGTTAAGGCCGAAAAAAGCGAAGATGAGAAAACCGCAACAGCGGAAGAGGAATACAGCTACGATTATGCTAAACGCAAGACGCTTGTAAACACAAAGCGCGCAGCGGAAATTTCAAAGAGTCTGCTCAATGTTCGTGACATACTCGCAGATTATACGACGGAACAGGACGAAGAGAACGCTCTCGGCATTATCGAAATCCCGATGCAGGAAGTAATGCGACCGCCCGAAGATGACGAGCAGGACGGTGAAAGCGTTGAGTAAAAAAATCATATGGACTCCTCAGCCGAAACAGAAAATAGCGTTGAGCCGTGGCGAAGATGAGATGTTATACGGCGGTGCTGCCGGCGGAGGAAAGACCGACTATCTTGTCGTTGAGGCGGCTCGACAGGTGAATATACCTGAATACAGAGGGCTGATACTGCGTAGGGCTGTGCCTGATCTTGCGCGAATTATTGACCAAACAAGGGCTATTTATCCGTCAATTGACAGGGGGGCAAGGTACAATGCAACAACAAGAGTGTGGACCTTTTCAAGCGATGCACAAATTAAGCTCGGCTCTTTATTTCGCACGAATGAAAAGTACAAGTATCAAGGCCAGCAGTACGATTTTATCGGCTTTGACGAATTAACGCAGTTTACATTTGACGAATACAGCTACTTAAAATCACGAAATCGTGGTAACTGCAAGGCTACGAAGGTGTATATGCGGTCAACCGCCAACCCCGGCGGTGTTGGCCACGGCTGGGTTAAGCAGTATTTTGTAACTGCCGGAACTCCGGGCGAAACTATATGGCTCAGCGACAAAGTAATTATGCCTGACGGCACGACCAAAAACTATTGGAGCAGTAAAGTTTTTATTACGGCGAGTGTATTTGATAACAACGCGTTGATGAATAATGACCCCGATTATGTCAAGCGACTTGCACAGCTACCCGAGGCGGAGCGGAATGCCTTACTCTACGGCTCGTGGGATAGTTTTGAGGGACAGGTGTTTACTGAGTGGATAGACAACCGAGAGCATTACAAAGACAGACGGTGGACTCATGTGATTGAACCGTTCAAAATTCCGCAAAGTTGGAGAATTATCCGCTCATACGACTGGGGCTATACAAGACCGTTTTCCGTCGGCTGGACTGCCGTTGACCAAGACGGCAGATTTTACCGCATAAGGGAGCTGTACGGCTGTAAGAAGAATCAGCCGAATACAGGTGTACGCTGGCCAATCGAAAAAGTGGCACAGGAAATTCTTGCGATTGAAAATAATGACCCTCAGATTAAGGGCAGACAAATATACGGTGTCGCTGATCCGGCTATATTCGCAGAACAGGGCAGCGGAAAAAGTCAAGCCGCAACACATGCACAATTGGGAGTGTTCTGGAACAAAGGTGATAATGCGAGAATTGCCGGAAAAATGCAGTTTCATTCACGGCTCGCGTTTGATGAGGAAGGCTATCCGATGTTTCAGTGTTTTAACACCTGCACAAATTTCATCAGAACAATTCCGAACCTTGTTTACTCGCAGATAGACACCGAAGATATTGACACCGAGGGCGAAGATCATATTTACGATGAAAGCCGTTACGGAATGATGACTTCAATTATTACACCAAAAGAGGTTGTACTGAGAAATGCAAGAGCATTTGACCCATTGAATATAAGTCATACACGATATTACAGATAGGAGATATAAAAATAATGGTTAAACGAGACGAAAACGGAATGATTATGCCAATAAAAAGCACATATCCAGCTCTGACCTCGGAGAAATCAAAGTTGAGCAATGTTTACGGTACAAGCGATAAGACTGATGAAGAGCCGAAATCAGCCGAACAGGCAGAAAAAGAGAACGAGAGCAGCGGCAAGCCTATCGGACTTGACGAAATACACGAGGCCATGCAGACTTTCAGGAAGTATCAGAACAGCAAAAAGCAGTATGATGAAAGATTTAAGCAGGCTTTCAAAGAATATAATCTGCTATATACAGAGGCGACTGCACCGCAGATTAAAACTGACGATAAAGGCAGGCCTCGAAAGGTGCTTGTTCCGCACCGCAAAGGCGCACAGGCCCTTAATGTAATCATGAACAAGCACGCTGACGCTATGGATAACTACCCCGAAATCATTTGTCTGCCTCGAGCACAGGACGACGAACAGGCGGCAAAGACACTCAACAGCGTTATTCCTTGCATACACAAACGCAACGGATTTATAAGGACCTATTCTGATGAACAGCTTGACAAGTTTGTCGGCGGTTGCGGTTGTTACGCAGTATTGTGGGACAAGACCGCAGAAAACGGACTGGGTGATATTGCTATCAGCCGTGTAGATATTCTCAATCTCTTTTGGGAGCCTCATATTGAAAACATACAGGACAGTGCCAATGTATTCTTTGCCCGATATTATGACGAGGAAGGAATCAGAAAGGTATATCCCGAGCTTGAAAGCGTTTCGACTGCCTCTCTCGGACTTGTGGAACACGAAACCTACGACAACAGTAATAAATCCAATGATAAAGTCATCTTACTTGACTGGTACTACAAAAAGAACGGCGAACTGCACCTCTGTAAATTCGTCGGTGAACACATTCTCTACTCTTCGGAAAACGAGGGCAAGCCGATTTACAACCACGGAAAATATCCGTTTGTGCTTGAACCGATGTTCAGACTGCGGGATACTCCCGTGGGCTTCGGATTTATGGATGTAGTCAGAGCACCGCAAAATCAGCTTGATGAACTTAAACACGATATGCTGGTGAATATCAAAGTCAACTCACAGCCGAGAGTGTACGCAAACACAGGCGTGGGAGTGAACAATGACGATATGACCGACCTTGACAAAACGGTAATTGAGGTCAACGGACAGTTGCAGGGTAACATTGCTCCCGTCGAGTCAAAGGAGCTTGCCTCAGGGGCGTGGAGCTTGTACGACAGGCTCTCGAATGAAATCAAAGAAACTTCTGCTACGAATGACGCGAGTAATGGTGCAAGTGCGGCAGGTGTTACAAGCGGATCGGCAATTGCGGCATTACAGGAAGCAGGCGGAAAGGTAAGCCGTGACTCCAACAAGCTGGCACAGGAAGCAATGACGGAGCTTGCACAACTTGAAATTGAACTGATGAGGCAGTTCTATAACTTGCCGAGAATTTTCAGAATCACGGGCGAAAACAATCAGACTACATATGAGGAGTTTGATAACACAGACCTTAGAAAACAGCCGTTGACCTATACGGACACAGACGGACAGACGGTAAATTATACCGACGAGGACGGCAACATACTTGAACGACTGCCGATTTTTGATATTGACGTGAAGGCGCAAAAGGCAAGCCCGTTTGCAACTGCCGCACAAAATGAAATGATGATGAATCTGTTCCAGATGGGTGCTTTCAATCCGCAGGCGGCTGACGCTACGCTTGTAATGCTTGACGGCATGACATTTGAGGGCAAAGAAAAACTGATTGAAAAAATCAAGCAGAATCAGACCTTATCACAGGCGGTGCAGGAACTTTCAAACAAAGTACAGATGTTGGAAGCAATGAATGCAAGCAGAACAGCGGCAGATGTGCAGAATGCTATGCCGAGCGAAAATGCACAGACCGCACAGCAGACACCGCCACAGCCAGAAAGCGAGGCAACAATGTGATTGAAGTAACATTGATTGACAGCGGAAATCTGATATATTTTGAAAGCAAAGGACACGGCTCACATGATGTGTGTGTGGCCGTGAGTGCTTTATGTTCTGCATTTTTGCAGTATGTGCGTGAAATGCAGGACGAAAACAATGTGACGATAGTCAACGAAAAGTATGAGCAAGGTCACACGGAATCAGATTTTTATATTGTCAGTTCAGATGCCGAAGTCCGACACGGCATTAAAGCACTATGGACGGGATTTGAACTCTACGCCGAAAATTTCCCCGATGAAATAGAGCTTAACTATGATGACGGCAACCCAAAATAAAGTTTAAAATCAACAAGAGTTTTAACTTTTTTTAAAAAATTAAGGTTGATATAATTAAAATATAAGGTTGCAGTAGTGGGACTGCATTAAGACCTGACACCTCGGAAAGACGAGAGAGACACCGCGGATAGACGCGAGACGGAGGTTCTTATGAACGACAAATTTTTAAATCTTATCGTAAATCTGCATGACGGCGACTCAGCAGGCGCAGCTGACGGCGGAGACGGAAACGGTGAGAGCGGTGTTGCCACAAACACTGAAAACAACATAAGCCGCGAAACGAGAGAGAGAGCTGAGAGAATCGGCATAGGTGACGACCTTATCGACGATTATAACAAGGCTTTCGGCAACGGCAATCAGAATCAGAACAATAACGCAGAAGGCGAAAACAACAGCACAGACACAGACAGCGAAGAAAACTTAGAAGAAGAGTTTGAAAAGCTGATTAAAGGTAAATTCAAAAATGTGTATCAGAACAGAGCGCAGTCTTTGTTTAAGGACAGAATGTCAACCAAAAACAAGCAGATTTCAGATATGCAGAAAAGAGAAAGCACCGGCAATCAGATTTTTGCCCTTATTGCAAACAAGTACAATGTACAGCCCGATGACCTTGACGGTCTCCTCAAAGCCGTAACAGAGGATAAGGATTTGTTTGCAGAAAAGGCTCTTGCCGCCGGTGTAACGACAGAAGAGGCACGCAACGACTTTTTCAATCAGCAGAAAACAAATGCACAGGAAGAAGAACTCGAAACCCTCCGAAGAGAAAAAGCCGCAAGAGAACTTGATACGCATTTAAGGTCAATTGCAGCGGAAACGCAGAAGGAATTTCCAAACTTCAACCTTGAAGAGGAATTTCAGAATCCGTCTTTCCGAACCGCTCTTGACTTTATTGCTCAGCAGAGAAATGAACAGAACGAAAAGACAGGTCGTAATGATGAAATTTATGATTTGACGACTGCCTACAAAATGGCGCATTTCGACGAATTGCAGAAAGACCTTGTAAAGCGTTCAAGCTCTGCCGCAATCAGTGCGGCGGCACAGTCAATTCAGAGTGGCGCAAGACGACCAACCGAAAATGCGGTCAAGAAAAGCGGTACAACCACGCAGAGAAAGAGAGTGGAAGATATGTCTGACGCTGAATTTGATGCCTTTTACGAGAAAGTAAGACGAGGCGAGGCACACCTCTAATGCCTTGCCGAAAGGAAGGTACGACAATGAAAAGCAAGATTATTAAGCTTATTATCAACATTCACGATAATACGGTTGACGCAGGCGGTGTAAACAAGTCAAACGGCTATGTTTACAATGCTTACGGCAATACGACATCAACATCGGGCAATAACTGGACTCCCGAAAAGGCTACATTCTATCACAAAGTGTTCCTCCGCAACCTGACAGCAAAATGCGTTCACGGTCAGTTTGGTGAGCATGACACAATTCCGAAACAGTCGGGCAACATCTACAACAAGAGAGGTATTTCACCGTACCCGACAGTAACAACACCGTTGCAGGAAGGCATTACTCCTGTCGGCAATAAGATGAGCTTCTACTATGTTGAGATTGCGGTGAACCAGTACGGCGCATATACACCTATCACAGACTGGGCAAGTTTTTGCAGCCGTGATAATGTGATGACAAAGGACAGTGAGGAGCTTGCTTCACAGGCAGGACGCTCAATTGAAGAGATTGACCGTGAGGCTCTTAATGCCGGAACAAGCGTAATCTATGCACCGGCTGTAGGCTCTGACGGTGCGGTTACAGAGGTTGCAAGCCGCGCGGCTATTACGGCGAACAGTAAGCTCACTATTGACACCATTTTCAGAGCGCTGAACTATCTCGAATGTCAGAACGCTGAGCCTATCGGCGAAAACTATGTCGCTGTTGTACACCCGAATGTTAAGTACGACATTATCAACAACAAGGATTTCATCAGCGTAGTTAAGTATGCTCACGCAGACAAGATTTTCAAAGGGGAAATCGGTACAATCGGTAATGTTAAGTTTGTACAGTCGAACTTTGCGAAAGTGTTCAAGGGTGCGGGCGCAAGCAAGATTGATGTGTATTCAACGCTTGTGTTCGGTAAGGACGCATATGTTACCGTTGAGATTGAGGGCGAAGGCACTCAGACAATCGTTAAGGGCTTTGGCTCAGGCGGTACATCTGACCCACTCGACCAGAGAGCAACACAGGGATGGAAAACAACTCACGGCGTCGGCATTATCGGTCAGACCAGAATGGTGAGAATTGAAACAGCTTCTTCACTTAACACCGTAGCACAGACAGCTTCTCCGGCTGTAGCGTGATTGGGAGGTATATAACCTATGGCAACAACAAAGAAAGCCGCAGAGACGGCAGAAAATACAGAAGTATCGGCAGCGGAAACTACTGCCGATACTGCAACAACTGTAACAATCAAAAAATCTCAGCTTGATAAGCTCCTTGAAATGTATGATGAACTTCAGGAAATCAAGAAGAGTATGCCGATCGACCGCAAGGCGGAAAAAATCAAGCAGGACAAGGAACTTGCAAAGATTATTGAAAAGGCAAACAGAGAAAGTGAAGAACTTGTTGAGTACATCGCTCCGACCGGTTCGATGAAGTCAAACAAGAATATTGAGGTCAATATCAACGGCGTGCAGTACACCGTGCCGAGAGGTGTTAAAACAAACATTCCCCGCAAGGTTGCGGAGATTATTGACAACTCAATTAAGCAGGCTGAATTTGCTCAGGGCGTGCAGGACAAGGCTGCCGAGATTGCCCAGCAGGCAATTGCCGAGGGCAGAATCTAATTCAATAACAAGGAATAAATTGTACTCCTTACACAAAATTCGCAGAAGGGCGGGGGCGGTAGCTTCCGCCTTTTTGCGTACAATAATATTTGAGAGGTGATTATATGACAATTGATAAGGTAATTGAAAGAGTGCGCAAACTTAAGAGCGGATATGATGTGTCCGATGAGGACATTATAAGCTACATTAACGAGGCAGAAATGGAAATTATCAGCAATGTAATAAGTAATCGTGAAGGTGATAATTGCATTGTTGGAACATATGGAAACTATCTGATTGACACGGACCGTGACTTTGAACTTCTTGCACCTGCGCCGTATGACAGAATGTACGAGGTTTATTGTGCGGCACAGATTGACAGGGACTACGAAGAGGCCGAGAGATATTCGGTTGATATGAGCGTATATAATCAGCTGAGGCAGGATTTTGGAGTGTGGTGGTTTAAAACGCACCCGCAAAAGAAACGATATAACTTTCACATTGGTTAAGAGGTGACAATATGCTACCCGAATTAAACATACCGAGGAGAGACACAACGAGTATCAGCGTGTTCAGAGGACTTAACCGAAGTCCGAACACAGGATTTTCAAGAGTTTCAAGCTCATCAAGCAGTATTTACACAGAGTTCAAAGATTTAAAAAATATGACTTCTGATAAATACCCACAGCTTGCACCGAGAGCAAACCGTTCTCGAATAACTTCGGACGACAAAATCAAAATCATTTCAAATCTGTTGTCGGCTAACTCAGGTTTGATTTATATTGATTCTGACAAAAATCTGCATATCGGTTCAGAGGTTACAAAGATTGATGAGATTGATGCGGCCAAACAGCACCATATTGTTTTATACGGTAATAAGGTTGTAGTATTCCCCGAGAAATTCTCGGTCAATATGAGCAATAAAAAGGTGACTATGATTGATTGCCAAAACAAAGATTTGAGCACACGAGTAGAAACAAAGAGCAATCTGCAACTTGATGCCTTGACATTTGATTATGCATATTTGTTATGTTCAATTACACGTTCATATTATGACGCAAGTGCGAACAAAAATTATCGACCAAGCATAACTTTATATACCAACAACGATTTAACAGACACCAAATATCAGTTGACAAGTAATAAAGACATGGTTGATATATTCAGCTTAAATGATATTAAGATAGGCACGGTAATTGAAAGTTATAACAACTTTTATTCTGTTATCGGAATTGAAAAGAAGGACAGTACATTTAAAAAGAATAGGCTTTTGAATTTCAAAAAGTTGTCTCAGAAGTTTAGCTATACGACAATAAGAGCCAAAAACATTGGATTGCATATTGAAGCTGGAGATTTTGTGAAGATAAGCGGATTGACCGACTCTCTTGTCAGCACAGATGCCGAAAGCTACGCCGATAAGAGTTACATTGAAAACCTTAACGGAAAAACTTTTAAGGTTTATTACGTTTCAAAAAATGAGCTTGTAATCAAGTGCGAATTGGAATCAAGCGTGCCGTACACAGGTACGGTCACAGTTGAAAGAATCTCTCCCGATTTTGACGAGGGAAAAATCGTGGAAATGCAAAACCGCTTGTGGTGTTGCTCCTCAGCCAAAAATGAAATTTATTGTTGTAAACAAGGCGATGAGCGCAACTGGCAGGCATACAGTGACAGAATCAGTACAGACAGCTGGGCTATGACATGCGGTAAAGAAGGAAAGTTTACAGGGATTGCAACACGGGGCGACAGCGTTATTTTCTTCAAAGAAAACTACGCTCTGAAAATTTATGGTACAAAACCGAGCAACTTTACCCTTGCAGAATACAATGTTCCCGGTGTTGAAATTGGAAGCGAAAAGAGCCTTATAAACATTAACTCAACCTTGTTCTATCTTGGCCATAACGGTGTATATGCTTATCAGAGCGGTAGCTTGCCGGCTCTCATCAGCGAAGAATCTTTGTGGGGGCATACTTATAAGAACGCAGTCGGCGGTCGGCACGGAAATAAGTATTATATCTCCGCAGAAAGAGATGACGGGGAACAGGAACTGCTTGTTTACGATACCGATAAAGGCTTGTGGCACAAGGAAGACGACGCAAAGATGATTGACTGCACCACATACAACGGTGTTCTGTATTGGCTTAATGATACCAAAGAAAACATTATGTGTCCTGATAAAGCGGACAATCTTCTTGTTGACAATACGAAATATGAGTATCAACAGGAAGATTACTTTGAGTGGTCTGCTGAAACAGGCGACCTTTATGACAGCGAATTTAATGTAAAGAATATTGGGAAAATCCGAATCGGCATTAAAGCCGAAAATGGAGCAAAAGTCAGCTTGTTTGTACAGTACAAGGACAACGGCGAATGGCGAAAAGTCAGCGAAATGCTTTATAGTGAGAAAAAGCCGAGAGTATTCGCCGTAGCTTTACGCAGAGCGGAATATTTGCGACTTAAACTTGTAGGTACAGGACAGGTCGAAATATACGGAATTGACATTGAGCACAGTAGAGGAAGTGATAAGCGTGGCTACATTTAAACTTGATCCACCGCCCTCAACGAATGACATAGGTGAGATGCGGAACTATCTAAACGATATGTACGAACAGCTGGCTTTCGTGCTTAGCAACATTGACAGTGACAACATAACAGATGATTTTCTATCCGCAATCGGACAAAAAGGAAGTGAAAAATAATGGCTTATACATACAAGGTTTATGGAACGGGCGATGTTGACAATGCGGTTAATAACTACAACCGTGTTGCCTCATCAGCTCCGACATATGCTGACAGCTACGACACAAGACAGGCTCGCCGACAGGCTGACAACTACGCTAATTCCTACACAGATAAAATCAATAAGGGATACACGAGCAAGTACAAGGGTACAATTGACGAGCTTGCTAATCAGTACCAAAAAAATAAATTTGACTGGACTCCCGAAAATTCTTCTGAATATCAGCAGGCAAAAGAACAATATACCCGTGAAGGTAAGGTTGCACAGGAGAATGTACAGGGAAGTTATGCAGCTAATACAGGCGGTTACAGCAATACATATTCACAGGCTGCAGGACAAAAGGCATTCGGCGAGTATATGGACGAGCTTGCAAACAAGGTACCGACTTTGAAGAATGAGGCATATAAAAGTTATCAGCAACAGCAGGAAGATACGCTGAACAGAATCGGCGTATTGCAGAACCTTGATAACACACAGTATCAGAGATACAGGGACAGCGTAACGGATGATTACGACTTTATGAATTGTTACGAAAACAAGTACGGCACAAGTAAAGGCCTTGATATGAGCAACTTTCAAAACGAACTGGCTCACTGGCAGACACAAATGGCAGCGGCACAGAGTAATCTTTCAGACATCAGAAGTCTTGCTGAGGCACAGTATGAACACAATACATTGAGTGCCGACACAAGGTCAAGTATTGACAGCCAGCGCAGACAGTCGGATGCCTATTATAACTACCTTAACAGTCAGCTGAAAATAAAGTGAGGTGAGAACATTGAGCGTGAACAGTGAAGAAAAGATTTATAATGACCTTATGAATGAAGTACCGAGTAAGACGGTGAGCGGTGACACTAAGCAGAGTGCCGCCGCTCTTGCGGGGGCAGAATCAACAGCGACAGGACAGGCTGACAATTATAAAAGCACTTACAGCGGTAAGTTAGATGATGCCATAAGCAACTATCTGACAGGAAGAGGATTTGAATACGATCCGATGCAGGATAAAGCATATCAGCAGTACCGCAAGGAGTTTGCTCAAAATGCTGCTATGGCACGAGATACGAGCCGTAACACAGCTAATCAGCTTTCAGGCGGTTACAATCCTACCTATGCCGATACTGTCGCAAACGAGGTTTACAATGAGCGTATGGGCAATATAAGCGATGCAGAAAGTACATTTAGAGGACTTGCACAACAGGATTATCAAGCAAAACAGGAGAAAAACGCAAATGTGCTTAACCTCTATAACACGCTTGAGGGTACGGATTACAGCCGTAATCGTGACACGGTAGGAGACTACAAGAACTATCTTAATCTTCTTGCAAGCAGGTACTCAACCGACAGACAGGCAGACACTAACCTTGACAGCGCCAACAATGATATTTACTCCGCAAAACTTAACGGAGCACTTAATAATCTTTCGGGAGCAAGAGCAGCAGACAGTCAGCGTTATTTGTATGACACGGTCAGTGCAAATCAGCTTGCCCAGAACGCACAGGCAGAGCGTGAAAACAATCAGAAGATTGAGTACGAAAAGAATAAGGCAGCTTACACTGCTTATATTAAAGCTCAGACAGCGGCAGAAAAGGCAACTAAAAAAGCACAGGACAAAGAAGATAAGCGTCGATTTAAAGCGGCATATGATAAGTTCGTTGATGCCTATGACCTCAAGAAGGCTAAGTATGACTACAAGGTCGGTCAGCTTGCACAGGGCTATTATAACGGCTACATCACGCTCGACGAAATGGATTATATTGCAGAAAAGCTCAATGTCAGCACAGCTGACCTGACAAGCACGCTTGACAGGATGAGCAAAAACGGCGGAACGCTTAATGATGACCACTACGGCGGTCCGAACTCAATGAGTATCGGTAAAAACACTGATTATTTTCAAACGTCAACTTCAAGAGTTACTACGGACGAAAAAGGAAAAACAAAATATTTATCGGAAAAAGAGTGGAACGAACTACCGATAAATAAGAAGAAAAAGTGAGGACTGTATATATGGCACAGCAAAGAAAAAGAACAGCAGGCGACGATTTAAGAGATTTTAAAGCCGGAAAGATCAGCGGAAACTTTTATCACAACGGTATTGATCGTTCTGATAATTACATTCAGCATACCTCTGCTCCTTACAGAATGATAAATGATAAAGGTAAAGTACAGATTGCATCTTACAACGAATGGATTCAGCAGGAAGTATTTCAGCATCAACACGAATTACCAAACGGCACAAGTAGTACTGCTGTTAAAACTGGTAATAAAAATTCATCAAAAAATAGCGAACCATTTCTCGGTTTGCCGAAAACAAATATTGATACAATAAAAGACTCCGGCATAAAAAATAAAAACGGTCAAAACAACTTTTTTGATTTTCAGAAAGCTCAATCAGACTTTGAAGCAACCATCAAAAATCCAAATAAGCCTTTAGAAGATAAAGTCAAAGCTCTTTCTGACGATTACAATACCGCCATTAAAAATAACGACATCAAAACAGCGAAAGCCATAGAAAAGGAATATAATGCAATCGCAGAAAAAGTCAACAATCAAGCAAAAATAAATCAGCAGAACGCTGAAACCGCAGAAGCTGAAAACGCAAAACTTGCAGAACAGGCAGAGAAAGAACAGAAGTATGCAGATAAATACAAAAACTCTACGCTTGAGCAGAGGAAAAATGCACGCATACACGCAACAACAGAAGAGCTTGACTGGCTTACCAAGCATATGTATGACAACTCATCAAGTAAGGAGTTGGAAGAATATAATAATCAGCTTAATAAAGAAGCTAACAGCTTGTGGAATCAGAGAGATGAAGAACAGGCATATAACCGGCTTAAAGCAATTGAAGATGAACAGGGAAAATTAAAAACTGCA